AAAAGAAACCAATAGAAGCGTAGGACTTGAAGAGTCTGATGCTCCAAAGCCAAAGAAAAGAACTAAGAAGTAATGGCTCTTGAGTTTGATAGGGATTTTAATGGCTATCTTGATGCAGATTTAGGTCATGGTATGACTGTTACCTATACTCCTCAAGGTGGCTCTGGATCATCTATCAATATTGTCTTGGAGCAAGAATATTTTGGTATTGATGTTGGTACTGTAGATGTTGAGGGTTTTCAACCAATAGCATTTTGCAAAACAACTGATGTACCTAGTGTTGCTCATGGCGATACTATAGTTGCTCCTGCATATAAAAATCTTGATGGCACTACCATCAAGGCAGGTGCTACCTATAAAGTTATAAATGTGCAACCTGACAATACTGGAATAACGCAACTTATTCTTCAGGAGCAGTAATGGCAAACCATGTGCGCCAGCAAATTCGTGAGAGAGTAGGTACTGTTTTAACAGGTCTTACTACTACAGCTTCTAGAGTCTTTCAAAGCAGAGTTTATGCTTTGCAAGATAATGAGCTTCCTGCTTTAATTATTTATTCAAAATCAGAAACTTCAGAACCCTTAGTAATGCACACCGATAGAGTAACAGAACGTGAATTATCTTTAATTGTTGAGTGTTATGCAAAGGCAAATTCTAATTTTGATGATACTATTGATACAATATGCAAGGAGGTTGAAGAAGCTATAGCTGCTGATACTACTCTAAATAATTTGGCTAAAGATATTTACATAGAGTCAACAGAAATAGAGTTCAATGCAGAAGGCGAAAGTCCTGTTGGTTATGCAACTTTGACATTTTTAACAACTTACCATGTAAAGGAAACTAATCCTGACGTGGCAGTTTAGCGAGGAAAATTATGAAATTAGTTAGTCCAAATGGCAAAACTATTATAGATGCACAACCTGATAGTGTTGAGTATCTAAAAAGTAAGGGTTGGAAAGAAGAAGCAACCCCATCGAAAGATAAAGTTAAATCTTCTTCTAAAACTAAAAACGAGGAATAATTATGGCAACTTTTTTAGGCAAAGGCGGAACTGTCCAGGTTGGATCAAACGCTATCGCTGAAATCAGGAGTTACAGTATTGATGAAAATATTGACGTAGTTGAAGATACATCGATGGGCGATGCAGCAAAAAGCTACATAGCTTCTATAAAAGATTTTAGTGGATCAGTTGATGTACTTTACGATGATACTGATACGAATGGACAGACAGCTTTATCTGTCGGTTCATCTGTGACACTTAACTTTGCTCCTGAAGGAACAGGAAGTGGTGCTGTTAAATTGACTGGTACAGCAATTGTTACAGGTAAATCTGTTACTGCTACACATGATGGTCTTGTAGAATCATCTATTAGTGTACAAGGTACTGGCGGCTTAACTACTACTACTTATTAATTATGTCAGCAATAGATAACGCAACAAGGCATTTTGATAGCATTGATACAAAAATTATAGAAGTCCCTGAATGGGGTGAGGATGCAGATAATCCGTTAAAGATTTACTGTAAACCGATTACTCTTTCAGAGACTTCTAAGTTTATGAAGCTAGCAAAAGATGATGAAATACAATTGCTTGCTTATGTATTAATTTACAAGGCTTTAGATGCAGATGGAGAAAAGTTATTTAACATTGCTGATAGAAGCGCTTTTTTAGATAGAGTTGATAGAAGCGTTTTAATAAGAGTCGCTTCCGAAATTATGGGTAACATAGACCAGGAAGAAATTAAAAAAAAGTAATTGAAGATAGGCAACTACAAATAAAATTTGTTTTAGCTGAAAAATTACATAAAACTCTAGCTGAAATAGAAGAAATGACTTTAGAGGAATTTCATGGGTGGATGGCTTATCTTGAGATACAGAATGAAGAAAGGGAAAAGCAACTAAGTGAACAAAAAAATAAAATTTAGGGAATTCAATAATGGCTAGGTCAGATATACACATTAGAATGTTTGGTGACAACCGAACTTCTAAAATGTTCAACCAATTTAGAAAAGATGCAAGATCATCAAGCCATGCAATAAACAATCTTCGTAATCAAATTATTGCAGCTTTTTCTGTGCGAGAGCTTGTAAGAGCAGGAGATAGTTTTGTAAATATACAAAACAGGATGCAAGCACTTACAGGTTCAACTGAACAGACAGCAGATGCAATGGCAAATATAAAAAGAATTGCTAATGAATCCAGGTCAGATTTTGACGCTGTTGGTACACTTTTTACAAGGCTAACAATTGCAACTCAAGACTTAGGTGTTGCACAAAGAGACATAGCTAAAGCAACACAAACAGTTGCAAACACTTTTGTTATAGCTGGTGCAGAAACTTCTGAAGCAGCTAACTCTGCAAGACAGCTAGCGCAGGGTTTAGCCTCTGGCGCTTTGCGTGGAGATGAGTTGCGATCAGTTATGGAAAATAATGTCATACTATCTAACTTACTTGCAGATGGTTTGGGTATAACAACAGGTCAGTTAAAAGATTTTGGATCAGAGGGTAAACTTACAGCAGAAGCAATTTTGCCAATTTTAATTAATGCTGTAGATGATACAACAAAGACTGTTGCCAATATGGATATGACTATTGGCCAATCTCTAACATTACTCAGAACAAACTTTACAACATTAATTGGTGAGTTTGAAAAAGCAACTGGTGTTTTTGGCACTACTGCAACAGCATTGGGCGTGTTGGCAAAAAATATGGAGCTTTTATTAATACCTGCGACAGCATTGGCTGTAAGTGCAATACCAAAACTTGTATCAGGAGTTGTGGCTTTAGGCGTAGCTGTAAGAGCAAATCCATTGACAGCATTAGCAACAGGTCTAGCTGCTTTAGTTGCTACTGCAAAAATATTAAATCCTGAATTAAGTTCTTTGCAAGAAAATCTACAATCTGCATTAGTTAAACAAGAAACAGCTTTAAAGAATCTTATAAAAGCACAAAAAAAGTTTGGAGAAAATTCTCCAGAATTTAGGATTTTCCTTGAAGAATACGATGAAATATCTAATGAAGTTCAAAGATTAAGAGATTTAGTTATTGAACAAAATAAAGCAATATCAGAAACACCAGATGCATTAAAATCTTTTACAGATGAATATAACAAAATTATAGAAAAGTCCAAAGATGCCATACAAGTTGTTAAAACTTTTGGTGAAACTATTGAAGGCAAGCTAACTAATGCATTTACTGACTTTTTTGATATTGCAAGTGAAGGATTTGGTAATTTTAAAAATCTAGCAACCTCAATTATAAGAGCTATAGTTGCTGAATTAGTGCAACTGCTGATTGTCCAAAAAGCAGTCGGCATGATAAAAAGCTCAATAGATGCTTTTGCTTTTGCAAGTTCAGCAAACCCAGAACAATTATTGAATCTTGGTAATATTGGTTATGAGGGCGGTGGCTATACAGGCATGGGTGTTAGAGCAGGTGGCGTGGATGGACGTGGTGGCTTTCCTGCAATACTACATCCGAACGAAACAGTTATAGATCACACAAAAGGACAAGGCATGGGTGCTACTGTAAACTTTAATATAACCACAGTAGATGCAGCAGGTTTTGATGAATTGCTTGCAAGCAGAAAAAACATGATTGTAAGCATGATAAATCAAGCTTATAACTCAAGAGGTAAAATGGGAATAGCATAATGTCAGGCACTTTTCCAACAACTATAAAACCAAGAAGCTTATCATTACAAGATAATAGGCCAAATCTTATCAATCAATCTGTATCTGGTAAAAGAGTTACTAGAAAATATGGATCACAATTTTTTACTTTGGATATTACATTACCATCTTTATCAAAAGATGATGCAATGGATGTTTTTGCTTTTCTTAAAAAACAGCAAAACTCTTTTGATAAATTTAATTACACATATCCAATTACAAATAGAGGCGCAAATAGATCGCAAACAGATATTGTTGTAAATGGCTCTCATAGTGTTGGTGACACAACAATTGCTTTATCAGGCTTTGATAATTCGACAACAGATGTCCTCAAAGCAGGAGATATTATTAAGTTTGCAAATCACGATAAAGTTTATATGGTAACAAAAGATAATTCTGATCCACCAGTAAATCCATCCTCAGATGGAAGTGGAGATGCAACAGTTACTATTTCTCCAGGTATTATTGCTACACTTGCAAATAGTGAAGCTGTAACTGTAGATCAACCAACCTTCAAAGTTTATCTTGATAGTGATATTCTCTACACAACAAATACTACAGGTTTGTTTACAATAAGTTTTACATTGCGAGAGTGTATTGAGTAATGTCAAGATCACTAAGCAATACACTTTTAACGCAGTTAGCGAATCCTACTAATACATTTTGTTTTTTACTTGAAATAAATACATCAACAGTTTTTAGACTTACCGACAATCAGTTTGACGTAACTTATGATTCAAACACCTATTCTTCTTCTGGTGAAATAATATCAGTAGATACAACACCAGAAACAGGAGAACTTAAAGTTGAAGAAACATCTATAGTATTATCAAACATAAACTCAACACTTATATCTGTATTTGACGATCAAAACTATATAGATAACACAGTTAATATTTATCTTGGTTTCTTTGATAATAATAATTCTTTTATTGATGCATTTACCTATTTTTCAGGCAATATAAAAAATGTAGAAGTTGACGAAAGTGCAAGAGATTCAAAGATTACTGTTACTTGCTCTAATCATTGGTCAAATTGGAATTTAAAACAGGGAAGGCATTTTACCGATGAATCTCAACAACTAGCCTTCACATCCGATAAAGGCCTTGAATATGCTCATGTCACAAAATCAAATATAAGGTGGGGTAGTTAATGGGTATATTGAAATTTTTAGAAATAGCTTTTTATGTAGTAACAACTGTTGTTGGCATAAAAAACTATAAAGCAGCAAAGAAACTACAAGATCAAGGACAAGATATATTAGCCACTAAAACTGCTCAAGGTGGCAAAATTCCAATTATTTATGGAAGAAGAAGAGTTGGCTCAACACTTCTTTACATGGATACAGACTCAGGCAACTCAAAAGAATTATTTGTAATATATGGTTTGTGTTTAGGCGAGGTTGATTCGATAGAGTTAGATACAATAGAAATTAATGGTGTTCCTATATCTGATACAAAAGTTTTTAGACAAGGTTATTATGCAGGATCAGATAAAATATCTAGTGGTGCAGGATCACTTAACACAGCAAGTCAGTTAGGCAATGTTAATAGCAAAACATCTAGTGGGCGTTCTGGTCTTGATCCAAGTAAAAGATATAGAATGGTTTTTAATGCACATCATGGAGCAGACGACCAAACAGTTGATCCTATGCTCAACGCTTCACAGTCTACTAAATTTACAAGCAATCACAGACTTAGAGGAATAGCTTACATAGCTGCATCTTTTGAATATGACACAAAAGGCATGTTTACTTCTGTTCCAGAATTAACAGTAGTTGTTAAGGGAAGAAAACTTTACGATCCTAGACTTGATGGCTCAATAACTGGTGGTACAGGTACACATAGAATAGCTGATAAAACTACTTATGAATGGTCTAATAATGCAGCTTTAACTCTGCTTGATTATATGCATCAAGATTATGGTAAAGGTTTATCGGCATCATTAATAGATTTACAGTCTTTTCAAACAGCAGCTAACACAGCAGATACTATTGTTGATGTTCCTGATTATAGTGGCTCATACGCTTCTGCTACTTTTTCAGCAGACATCGAAGATAATTTTATTACAGTAAATGAAGCAACTTGGAAAAAAATTAAAGGTGGTGAATTATTAAGCGTTAAGGATAGTGGTGGTTCTGTAATAATAAATCAAAACAATGTGATTGATGCTCAAAGATTTACACCACATACCGAAAGCACAAATTTTAGAATTTATATAGATGATGTACCACCTGCGAAAGTAAGCAAAAGCGTTACGTTTTCTGCTACTAATGGAGATGCAACTATTACTGTATCTTGTACTTCACATGGCGCATCTGTTAACGATAGAGTGCTTTTTGCAGGTGCAACAAGTCTTGGTGGAAATATTACAGCAACAGTTTTAAACAAAGGTTATACCATTGCAACAGTTGTAGATGCTAACAGTTTTACGATTGAAGCAACTGATCTAAACTTAACAACTGTATTAGCTAACAGTTCTGATACAGGTAATGGTGGTGGAAGTGCTGTTGGTAAATTTATGTATGCAGATGAATCTGGTCTTTTCTTAGCACAAACTAGAAGATTGCAATGTGATGGTGTTTTAGATACCAATGAAACTGTATTAGATAACGCAAGAGATTTACTATCTAATATGCGAGGATTCTTAAATTACATAGATGGTAAATATAGCGTTCTAGTAGAAGATGCAACATCATCATCCTTTAGTATTACCGATGACCATATAATAGATCAGGGTATAAAAATACGTTATGAAGATAAAGCAGAAAAACTTAATAAAGTTGTAGTACAGTTTTTTAACGCACAGAAGAAATACGAATCAGATACTAAAACTGTATTTCATAATAATAGCACTTCAACTTATAAAAATGATGATGGTGGTGAAGAGCTTGAAACCACAGCAGAATTTCAATATATAACTAATCCTTATAACGCCTTTAATATGGGTAAAGGCATACTTGAAAGAAGTAGAAGACAAAAAACTATCAGCTTTATTGGTACGCCAAGATTATTAAATCTCACAGCAGGAGATGTAGTTACAATAACCTACACCCCTTACAATTTATCAAATGCTGCTTATAGAATAGAAACAATTAATTTATTAGATAATGGATTAGTAGGTGTACAAGCAATAGAATATTTTGATCTTTATACATGGTCAGCTACACCACCAGAAGAAAATGTAGGTGGTGATCCAGACTTACCAACAGGAACAGAAGCAGAGCCACCAACAAATTTATCATTTACTGATGCAACTTCTTCAAGAAGAGCTTTTTTAACTTGGTCTGCTGCAACTAATTATCCTGCAAAAGAATTTAGGGTAGTAATTACAAACTCTTCAGGTCAAGAAGTCCATAACAGAATTGTAAGTAATGATTTTCTTGATCTTGATTTTATTGCAGTTGCAAATGGTTATGTTGCATCTATAACATCAATTAATAGTGTTGGTGCTGAATCAGATGCAGCCACAATAACTTTTAACGTAACACAACAACCTGTAAAGCTAGGTGACATTCAAGCTAATGCAATTACAGCAAATGAAATAAACGTAACTGATTTATCTGCAATATCAGCAGACTTGGGATCAATAACAGCAGGAAGCATAAACATTGGATCAGGAGCTTTTACAGTAAGTTCTTCTGGTGTTATGACTGCAACAGGAGCAACAGTATCAGGTGCAATCACAGCTTCATCATTAAATGTTACAGGTGCAACTGTTACAGGAACACTAGATGCAAGTGTAATTACTTTGAATACAAAACCTTTAGATGAAATATTTGCTCTAGCAGGAACAACAGATGCTAATAGAATAATGTCATTAGGTTTTGTTGCCAATAACCAATTAAAAATAACAGATGTAGGTCTACAATATCTAGCTCAAAGCACTTCTGGCTCTGGTATTGGCTTTGAATCATTTTTAGCCAATGGAACTGATTTTAGATTTTTCTCTACAGCAGCAGGTAATAGTCAAAAAGAAACTATAGTTAATAAAGAAGGCTCAATAACTTTATCAAATCTAAGTTCTGCTCCAAGTGGTTCTGCTCAAACCAACAGTCTTTATTTACTCAATGGAGCTTTGCAGTTCAATGGCTCTGCTGTTGGCACAGGTACAGGTGATATAACAGCAGTTGTTGCAGGTACAAATCTCAATGGTGGTGGAACTTCTGGAAGTGTTACGCTTAATTTAGATTCAACCATCACAGGCAATCATACGTTTTCAAACAACCTCATAGTTGGTGGTGATCTTACAGTTCAAGGCACAACTACAACCATTGACACTACTAACTTAGATGTAAAAGATAAAAACATAACACTTAACTTCTCAACAGGTGATTCTTCTGCAAATGCAAATGGAGCAGGTATAACTATTCAAGATGCAGTTAGTCAGGGTAATGATGCAACGATTCTTTGGGATGCAACTAATGATGAGTTTGATTTTTCACATGGTATTACTTTGCCTGATAATCAAAAATTACAGATTGGAGCTAGTAATGATTTAAAAATATATCACGATGGATTTCAATCTATTATACAAGATGCAGGAACAGGACAACTTCAAATTCTAGCTGAAAATACACTACATCTTGGTTCAAATACAGGATCACAAACATACATAAGAGCAGTTAAAAGTGGAGCAGTTGAACTTTATCATAGTGGAAATTTAAGATTTTCAACACTAGCAAATGGCAATCGCCTTGACGCAGCAGGTGGTAATTTCAATACAACTGCATCAACGACTATTGGTATTTCAGCACAAATAAAAAATTCATCACAATCATCTAACA